CCGGGTTCGCACTGTCCGCAACGCTGCCGGGCACGGCAATCGGCGTGGTGCCGGTGTAGTCCTGCCACTGCGAGGCAAGGTCGCGGGGACTGATCCACATACCCGGAGTGGCGATGCCGTCGGGCCAGAGGGCGAGGGGGGACCATTCGGTCGACGAAGCGATCGGCGCATCGAACATGCCGCGCATCAAGGGCGTCAGCACCGGGCGCAGCAGGCTTTGCAGCAGCATTCTTAGACCTTATCGACGCCGAACGCCGCCGACGCCGCCAGGCGCTTGACGCGGTAGGTGCCGGGGGCGGAGAGGATTTTGGCGGGATTGAAGCTGTCGAGGTGGCCGGCGTTGAAGTATTCGCCCGCCGCGCTCTTGATCTGCAGCCGCGCAATGGCGTCAGCGGCCACGCTGGGGCCGGCGGCATCTTTCAAAAACAGCGTGGCCTGGTCGCCTGCGGCCAGGGTGAAATCAGCGGAATCGGCCTCGGTGGTGCCGGCGGCAATAAGTTCGGCCATGGGGTGCTTTCAGGATGGGTTGACGGGTCTTCTGGGCAAAAAGCCCTCCAGCCTTGCGGGCCGAGGGCTTTTCACGCAGCAGGATCTTGTAGATCAGGCGGGCGGGTTGGCGGTGGGGGCGATCTGCGGGTTGCCCAGGATGGCCACGGCCGACAGCAGCGCGGCGCTGGGGGTGCCGCTGTTGCCGCTGGGGGTGATCGTCAGGCGCGTGTAGCGCTTGCTGCCGATGTAGCCGAGCTTGAAGCACTTGTTGTCGTCGCTGAAGATGAAGCTGGCGAGTGCCTCAGTGCCGAGCAGGTCGGCATCGGCCACGGCGGTGGCGTCGCCCATGGCCGCAGCGTCACCTTCCTCAAGCAGCACGGTGAAGGTGGCGTTGGCGTCACCAATGGAGCCGGTGGCGATCACGTAGGTGACCGAATCGAAGCCATTCTTGTCGATGATTTCGCCCACCAGGGCGGTGTCTGCATCGGTGGACACGGGGGACAGCACGCGCTTGGGCGTGATGACGTTGGCAAGGTCTTTCATTTGGGGTTCCTCTGGAGAGTCTGGAAAACGGGGATGAACGAAGGGGAGCGCCGCCAGCGGGGAGCCGGCGGCGCTGTGGCTTGCGCCGGGCCGATCAGGTGTTGAACTTCATCAGCTTGATGGCTTCGAAGTTCTGCACCCCGCCACTGAAGCGGCGGCGGAAGTTGAACTTGGTCTTGCCCTTGGCGGTGATGGCGTCGCGGATCACCACGGTGCCCGAGCGGTTGACCACCACATAGCCCTGGGCGAAGTTGCCGAAGGCCAGCGAGAAACTGTCGGCGGCCAGCGCGGGCATGTTGTCGTCGATCTCCACGGGGTTGCCCAGCAGGCGCCCGCCAAAGCCGCTTAGCGGGTCCGGCTGCCAGAGGTAGAACGCGCCGGAGCCGTCCTTCATCTGCCGGATCTTGGCCAGCACGGCGTCGCTGGTCACCCAGGCCGCGCCGGGGCGGTATTGGGCTTTCAGGCTGTGCTGCAGGTTGATGATGGCGTCGCCAGGGTTGCTGGCCGCAAAGGCCGCGGACGCACCCGACATGATGTAGCCGAGCTTGCCCCAGGCATAGCTGGCGTTGGCCACGGTGTCATACGCGGTGATGCCGCGCGCGCCGCCCACCCCGGTGCCGGCGGCGAACTCGCTGCCGGCCAGTTCCGCGAAAGCGATGGATGCTTCCATGGTCAGGTCGGATTCGAGGTCGACGATGGCGTCTTCCAGCGTGCTGTTGAACACCCAGGGCTCGGCTTCGGCCTCATGCACGGTGAATTCCAGCTCGGCGTACTTCGGGTTGGTGCTTTCGCCACCCGTGGCACCCGGGCCGACGCGGCGCGCGGCCAGGCCGGTGGTCTTGGCAACCTTCTTGAAGGTGTCGGTGCCGATGGTGACGTTGCGCGCCAGCCGGCCGATGGCGCTGGTGACGCCGACGACACGGATGATCTCGGCATCCATCTCGGGCAGCACCAGGTAGCCACCGTCAGGGCCGGAGCCGCTGTTCATGGCCTTGCGCTGCAGATCGGCCAGGCCGTTTTCATCGCCCTTGCGCAGGAACTTGCCGAACGCGGCCTTGTACTCGGCCTGCTCTGCGGTGATCTTGTCGTCGCCATTGGAGCCGGGGCGGTTGGCTTTCTTGGCGATCTCGACCAGGTCGTCGTTGAGCCTCTTGAACTCGCCGTTGATCTTGTCGACCGTGGCCTGCAGGTCAGCGACCGCCTTGCCTTCGGCCTTGGCCTTGAGCAGTTCGTCGTTCTTGCGGGTGAATTCGCCCCAGGCTTCGCCTTGCTTGTCGAGCAGGGTCTTGATCTCTTTCATGTCGATCTCGCCGCTCATGAGCGGGATCATGCCCAGGCCGGCCAGGGCGTCAGGCGGGATGATGGGGTGGCCGGCCAGTGCGAACACGGCCAGGACGGTGACGATGGCCAGCAGGCCAAACGTCAGGTGGTTGCGGGTGGTTTTCATGATTCAAGGTTCCTTTTCAGGTGGTTTGGATGAGAGAGGTGTTGCGCTTGATGGCCGCCGCCAGTTCGTCAAGCTCTTCACTGCCAGCGTCCTGCATGGCCTTGAGGTGCCGGAAGCCCTGGTTCATGACGATCCGGGCCTCCTTTCTGGTCAGCCCAGCGTCCTGCATGAGCTGCTCAAAATCTCGGTCGCTGAAGTCGGCTGCGCCGGACTTCACGCTGGCGATGCGGGCTTTGCCGTTCGCCGGGAATGTGACCAGGCTGACTTCCATCAGCTCGACCTTTTTCAAGGTGCGCCGGGGTTCCTCGGGCTTGGTGCGGTTGCTGAATTCCTTGGCGATGTAGCCGATGCTCAGGCCATCGATGGCCGGGCGCGGCGTCATCTTCAGCAGCGCGTAGGCTTCGCGCCCGCGCGGGGTGTCGGCCAGCTTGCCTTCGACCTTCAGGCCGATGCCGTCTTCGGCCAGGCTGGTCCAGATGCCAACGGGCGTCATGTCGTCGGCGCCGATGCCCCAGCCGCCGTGCTGCATGAGCATGGCGGGGAATTGGCCGCTTTTGTGCGAGGCGGCCAGCGTGTCGGCAAAGGCGCCGGGCTGGATCACGTCGCCATAGCTGTCCACATTGCCGAACACCGCGCCGTAGCCGCTGAACATCATCTCGGCAGCGGTGGCGCCTTCGGTGGCGGCGAACTTGATTTCCTTGAGCCCGAAGGCTGCGCGTTCAATGGCCATGGTCAGGCTCCTGTTCTGGTGTTGCCGGGGGTGTCGTCGTTGGAATCGTTGGGGTCGTCGGCCGGGTCGTTGGCCGGCGCGCCCGTCGGGTCGGTGGTCATGTTGATCGGGGTCAGGGGATCGTCCAGGCCGTCGATCGGGTTCAGGTCGAGCTTGCCGCGGGCCTCGTTGCGCTCCATGATCCCGGCGGTGGTGAGCCGGTAGAGGTATTCGGCGGTGTCTTTCATGGCCCCGCGCAGCAGGGCCGCTTCCTGCAGCTTGATGTACAGCCCGCCCTGGCGCTCGGCGCGCGTCAGCAGGTTGACCTCGGCGCTTTGCTGGATGCGCTCATACCAGGGCATCAGGGTGTGCACCACATGCGCCAGGAACATCTGCTCGGCCGTGGCGTAGGTGGCGGCCTTGTCGCTGTAGCCGATCATGATGGGCAGCACGCGGAAAAAGCGGCAGACCTCTTCGATCTGGTTGCGCCGGGTCTCCAGGTGCTGCGCGTCGACGCCGGTCATGGCCTGGGTGATGAACTTGGCGTTGCGGTCGAGCAGCATCACGCTGCCGGCGTTCTCGGCGCCGGCGTTCTCCATTTCGATCCACTTCTTGAGCTGCTTGTACTGGTCCGGGCTGAGCGTGCCGTCCACGCTGTAGATGCCGGATGGCCGCACGCCTTTGGCATGCAGGCCGGCATGGCTTTCTTCGGTGCTGATGCTCAGGCCGATGGCCTCGCGCGCCAGGTTGAGCACATCCATACCCAGCACGCCATCCCAGCTGGGGCCGGGCAGGTGCCAGATGGCTTCCTGCGGGAAATCGCGGGTCTCGCCGGTCTTGCCGCGCACCTTGTAGGTGACGGACCAGTCATCATGCTGCACCTTGGTCACGCGGCTGGGGTCCAGCAGGATGAGCTCGGTGATCTCTGGCGGGCGGCTGCCGATCTGCACCACGTTCTTGAAGGCGTAGGCGCCCCGGGCCAGCAGCGCATGCAGCACCATGGTCTCGCGGAACTGGAACGAGGTCTGGAATCCGTTGGGCGCGCGGTGCAGCAAGTCATACAGCGGGTGATCGGTGGCCGCCTCGCGCGTCGGGTGGCGGCTGATGGTTGACCGCGCCTCGCGCATGAGCCGGAACGGCACCTGGGCCACGCCTTCGCTGATCACGCGCACGCACCCGAACACGGCCGACACCTTCAGCGCGGTCTCGCGGCTGACCACCGCGCCCGACTTGCTGCGCACGCCGCCGTTGAGCAGCTTGGACAGCAGATCGGTCAGCCCGTCGCCGCTGGCGGGCGCGGACTTGCGGCCGGTGATCCTGTTCCAGAAGTTCATTGTGTGTCGTCCGGCGGGGTGGCCGGGGGTTGGGTTGCTTCGGGCTGCTCCCAGAAGGAGGTGGCGTTCGGCTGCACGACCAGGGCTCGCCCCAGCGCCATCAGCATGGCCATCGGGCCGTCGATCTTGTTTTCGGGCCGCTCTTTGGTGGGCGATCGCAGCTCGTTGAACTTGCTGACCTTCACCACCAGGTTGCTGACCATCCAGGTCATGACGGGGTTGCCGTCGAATTTCAGCTTTTTCTCCAGCACCATGTTCTCGACCTGGATCAATGCCGGGGTGAAGAACATGGCGCGCTGCGTAATCTCGACCAGAGGCAGCCCTTCTTCGATCAGCTTGCCAGCGAAGTACATGCTCAGCGCCGGGTCGAAGGCGATTTCTTGCACGTCGAACTGGCGGCAGTAGCTGCGCAGGTCTTCGGCCACCACGTCGAAGTCGGTGATGTCGCCGTCGGTGACTTGCACGTAGCCCGATCGGGCCCAGCCCGACAGGTGCGCGTTGCCGCTTTCCGCCACGGCCAGCTCGTTCAGGTACAGACGTGTGAACACATACCAGGTGTCTTCACGCTTGAAAACCACGCACAGCGCCGCGAAGTCTTTTTTCTGCGCCAGGTCCAGGCCCATCCAGCAGGGCTCGCCCGCGAAGTCGCTGATCTGCAGGGCCCTGTCGGCGCAGCGCTCCCACGCCCGCATGTCCATCCAGCTGGTCTCGCCACTGACCCAGACGTTCAGCCGCTTGGTCAAAAAGTTGTTCAGCGCCGACGGCATGATCTCGGCCTTGCGGGCCGCGCCTTCCATGTCGTCGCGCAGCACGCTCACGTCCCAGTTCGGGTTGGCCTTGGCCCAGCTGGTCTCGATGAAGGGGTCGTCCGCGTCGTCAATGCTGTAGATGATCCCGAAGATGCTGTGGTCGTTGACGACCCGGTCGAGCACCTTAGTCAGGTGCGTGCGCCGTTCGTAGCAGATGCCGCTGCGGTCCGTGCCGGCGGTGGTGATGTTCCACAGCAGGCTTTGCTCGCGCGCCCCGCGGGCGGTGTCGATCACGTCGTACACGGCGCGGGTCTTGTGCGCGTGCAGCTCGTCGAGCACCGCGAAGTGAATGTTCAGCCCGTCCAGCGTGCTGCCCTCGGCCGCCAGCGGGGCGAACTTGCTGGCGGTGTAGGCCACCGTGATGCAGTGCTGCAGGATGGCCACGCCCAGATACGTGCGCATGTCCGGCGTGCGGTCGGCCATGGCCTTGGCATCGTCAAACACGATGCGCGCCTGGTCGCGCGTGGTGGCTGCGCTGTAGACCTCGGCGCCTTGTTCGCCGTCGGCCGTCAGCATGTACAGCGCCACGCCGCTGCTCAGCGTGCTTTTTGCGTTCTTGCGCGGGATCTCCAGGTACACCTCGCGAAAGCGGCGCAGGCCGGTGTCGCGGTGCACCCAGCCGAATACGGTGGTCAGGATGAACGCCTGCCACGGCTCCAGCGTGATCAACTGCCGGGTGCGCGCCCACTTGCCCTTGATGTGCGGCAGCAGCTCCAGGAACTCACACGGCCGGGTCGCCCGTTGCGCATCGAACACCCAGGGCCATTCCGGGCCAGGCTCACGTGCCAGGTCGTCCAGCTGGCGATCCGCGGCCAGCCGGGTCCACTTACAGGCGGGCAACTCTCCGGCACGAACCTGACGTGCGTAGTTCAGCGCCTTCTCAATGTAGGTCGTCATCACCCGGCGAACTTGGCAAACCCGGTCATCGAAATGACCTGGCCGGTCTCAGATGCGCTTTTGTCGTCGAACAAGTCCGGCTGAATCATGTTGCTCGGCTGCACACGCATCCGAGCCGACGGGTTCATTCCAAAGTTACGCGCGTACACGTCAACCGCCTTGCGCATTTCCTCGATCTTTCGATGCAGCGCCGACTCGCGCTTGAAGCCTGTCGGCGTGGTGAAGAAGTACACATCCACCACGGCCGCCAGCTTGCCGTTTCGGTCTGCCGACTTGCGAGCCTCGGTCTTGAGCGCCGCGAACTCGGCTTCCAGCTCGCACAGCTCGCCCCAGGTCATGCAGTAGACAGTGAACGAGGCCATGTCGATCTTGCCGATCAGGCACAGCTGCGCCAGTTCTTCGGAGGCACGATCCCACTCTAGGCTGGCCCATCGGTTGGCCTTCACTTGCGCCGGCTTGTCGGGAACTTCGACCGACGGATTCACGCCGTCGGACAAATTTGCCGGGCGCTTGCCAGGGTTGCCCTTCCAGGCCCGCACGGCCGCAGGTTCTGGAGCCGGTCCACGCAGTCCCATAAATCACCCCAAGAAAAAAATTCCCAAAACCTGCGCATGCAAAAAAATGGCT